TGAGTTCAATACATTGGACGCCATGAAATTACCAGAAGAAACAATCTAACAAGATATTTTTAACGAGGAGGATGGAGAAATGACCTTTACTACAAAAGACAAAGGCGACCAGGTGTTTGGATTAACTTTGTCGAGGCGGCATCAGCTGCTATCGAGGGTTCAGACGGCGTTGTTGCAATTGTAAAAAAGAATTATAACGTCACAGCAACTGCCAATACTCTTTATGAATTTAATGGAGATGGCGAAGCTAGAACAATTGTAGGTGTAAGTAATCTCGCTGACATTACACGTGCTTTCCGAGGCGGAGCGGCAAAGGTAATTGTTTATACACAGCCTGCAGGCGAACTAGATTATACAAAGGCTCAAGAAGCTCTCGAACTGCAGTTTTTTGAAGCCCTAACTTTTGATCACGCATTAACTACTTTGGAAGCAACTGACTGGAAAGCATGGTTGACTTCGCAAGAAGAGAACGAAAACCGGCACGAGATGTTTTATGGAGTCACTGATGATTCTGATGTAGCCGCAAGTATCGCTAGAGCGAATACTGATGGCAGCAACATATCGCAACTATCATTAATGCACCTGTATTCGGAGATGAGGTTCTTTCTGGTTCGGAAATCGCACCACAAATTGCTGGAGCCTGGGCATCAACTCCGTTATCCGGGTCAATTACTTATTTGGAAATCCCAGGAGCGACGGATGTTAACGTTCGATTAAGCAATGCGCAGGTTCGGGACGCACTGGCTGCAGGAGCTATCGCCTTTGAGTACACAGGGCGAAACGTCCGTTTAATTCGCGGGTTAACTACAGCAGCTACCAGCCTAAAGCGTGTGGCCATTAAGCACACAATTTCTCGTGATTGGAAGTTTCTGATTGAGAATAAGTACATTGGCAAAGTTGCAAATGGACCGAATCAACGTCTGTCCATGCGAGCAGATCTAATGGATTATGCACGCTTATTGGAATATCAGGGCGTCATCGAAGCAGATACTTGGTACATCAAAGTAGAACAGGGCGCTGGGCCTCAACAAGTTGTTGTTACAGCATTTATGAGAGACCTTGAAGCCATGGAAGAAATTTATATCACGATCGGATTGGGGGCGTAAGGAATGAATCCATATCAAGCACACGAAGCCTTTTCCGGTACCTATGCACAAGTCATTGAGAACGGGAAGTGGTTGGCGCAATTTCACAGTGTCAATGCAGATTTAGAAACAGCTTACGAAGAAGTACGTCAGTCTGGAAGATTAAATCCAGGACAGAAGTTCTCTGGCTACACGATTTCTGGCAGCATGACTGGACACCAGTATGATGCAGAGTTTATCAAACGATTAACTAGTTTTATGAGAAATCCAAAACTCGCACCTCCTGTCACTAACCTGTTGATGGTGAACGAGGATCCTGCAGTGGAAAGTCCATATAAAGTACAACTGTACGGCGTAAAATTCTCTTCATTCCCACTTTTCAACGGTGAACACGGAACCGTAGTGGAACAAGAATTTTCATTTACAGCTGATTCATTTGAAATTATTGAAGAGTAAGAGGGCGTATGCCCTCTTTTTTATACCTTGAGGAGGAAAAAGACATGGAGAACAAAGGATTAGAAAAATGGTTTCAGAGAGATGTTAGACCGGTTGGAGAATTAGAGTTGCCAAGTGCTGGAATTACCGTCGAATTACGTGCTTTGGACTGGAAAACGGTGAACAACATAAGAAAAAAGAATTCGCACACGAATAAAAGTGGTGTCTTGGTTCGCAATGAAGATGGCTTGCCGATGGACATGATTGCAACAGCCATTCAAAAGATTAACGGCACCCCATTTAACTTTTATGACAAGGAAGTACTTAGTAGACTGGGAGCCAAAACGCACGAAGAAGCAATTAACAGCCGTTTTCTAGTTTCTGAAGTCGCGATGCTATTAAAAAAAATCAATGAATTAGGTTCAAATACAGCAGAAGCGGAAGACAAGGAAATCGAAGAGCTAAAAAACTAATACGAAGCGATTACATGATGGCGACTGCACATTCCATCCGCATTGCCACGGCGAACAAGTACGACATCGTGGACAGCCTAGAGATGGAACCACTCCGCCGCCGGATGTTGGTCGCTTCGATTTTAGTGGAAAGTGAAGATGCTAAAAATAAGAAAAAAATAAAAAGGGCTTAATTGCTGAATTATTTAAGCCGCCCTTTAGAAGGGAGTGAGTATCATAGCGTATGACTTAAAAGCCACCCTCAATTAACAGACGAATTCACTACCCCTATACGAAACGCTGTGCGCATGTTCGATCGATTAGAATCAAGTATGCGTCAAACGGATAACTTGTGGAATGACATCGAACAGTCAGCCCGACAAGCGGGAACGCAAGTGCAAAACTTCGGGAACGATACTAACCAAAGTTCTCAGCACGTCCTCAATTTGCAACAGGAATTGGAGCGTGCCAGACAAGAAGCGGAACGGCTAGGAGATGCTGGTGGGAGTGCAGGCGGGGATATTGATAACCTTGGAAACCAAGGGCAGAACGCTGGAAATAAAATAGGTGGCGCGTTCAAAATGGCCATTGGTATTATCGCTTCTCTTGTTGCTGTGGATTCAAATTAAAGATTTAGGTCTCAGCATGATTCAAGCGGCAGCAGACGGTAAAGCAATGACAGCTCAATTTTCTGAGGTATTCGGAAGTATGGAAGCTGATGCTGCTGATAAATTAGGAGCAATATCTGATGAAACCACGATACTAGAGAACAGAATGAAAGCAGTTTCACGAAGATTGCGGCATTCGCAAAGACCGGTGGGATGGATACTGCCGAGTCACTGGACTTAGCGGATCGTTCCATGCGTGTTATTGCCGACTCGGCCGCATTCTATGATAAAGCATTAGATGATACGACGAGAGCCTGCAGTCATTCCTTAAGGGTAAAATAGTTGCCCCTTGTTGCAGAAATGCAGCTTGAAAAACCAACCAAAAACGGCGGAAGCTAAGTCTAAGTGATAGGCCAGTGCCGTGGTAAGCGAGAACATCACTCGCCACCGTAACGCATAGGGATTGAGCGATAAGAGAGCAAAAATATCCCCACGAGTGGTTGGCACACAACTTATAGAGTTGTCTCGAAAGAGCCTAACGTTAAACGAGGGTGAAAACGTATGCTGAGCCGGGAATGAATCAACATTCCATCATGCGGTTAAAACCCCGGAAGCAGAGGATAAAAAGCCTTTGCGATAACACAAATGAACTATGAGAATGACGCAGCTCTTGGATTATCAGCAACAGAAACTACAAGAAATTCCGCAGCCAATGAATTATACGGAAAATCATTCAAGGATTTATCTGAAGCACAGAAGCAATTGACTCTTCTCCAAATGGTCGAAGATGCCAATAAAATTTCTGGCGCAATGGGAATGGCCGCAAAAGAATCTGATGGATTTGAAAACGTCGTGGGTAACTTGAGTCAGTCGTGGACAGATTTAAAAGCGGCAATGGGAGAACCAGTGTTAGAAGTGGCTGTTCAAGGTATGAAATGGATGACAGAGCAACTTCAAGGTATAGACGGAGAAAAACTAGCAGCTGGTATTATGACGGCTATCGCATCGATTGCAGCCACGTTCGACACCATCCGGAACAATCCCGCCATTCTTTGGATGCAAGAAACGTTGCCAGTAGTGTTTGAGGCGGTCAAGACAGCCATACAAGACGCCCTAGCTTCTGAAGCGGTCATGGCAGCAGTGGATGGCATGACAAGTAAAATAGAAAGTGTAAAGGAAGTGGGTCAAGGTTTATGGGATTTCTTTGTTTCCATGGGTCCAGGTGTCATGGTGATATTCCAAGACTTATGGACAATCTTGCAACCGATTTTCAACGCTTTAGGAACGGCCTTTTCATTGATAGGAGATATTGTTGGTACCGTTTTTAATACAATTGTCCTACCACTATTAAAACTAGTGTGGGAAGCATTTCAAATTTTGTGGGGAATTATTAGCCCTATACTTAAATTATTGGCGGTAGGAATTGAAGTAACATTTGCTTACCTTGAATTAGTTTGGCAAGAAATCATTAAGCCGGTACTTACATATATCGGCGAAAAATTCACCGAAACGTACGAAGTAGCAAAACCTGCACTAGATGGAATAAAAACATATCTCGGATTGGTAAGAGATTCTTTCGATACTCTAATGGGACGAGTAGATGATTTTGTTTCAAAAATAAAAGGTATCGAGATACCAGATTGGGTGACAAATGGAGTTTCAGCCGTTGGAGACTTCTTCACACCAAACTACATTGATGGATCTCATGCAACTGGATTAGCAAGAGTAAATAAAAATGGCTATATCGCAGAATTACATTCTGGTGAAGCTGTGCTCACAGCTGGGCAATCAAACACCTTGCGTGGCATGGGTGTTCTTAAATCATCCGGAGAAAAACCTGTATTAAATACTGCTGCTTTATCAAGACAAGGCACTGGAACCGGCAGAACTATATCCAAAGGACAATCTAAAAAGGCATCAACGTTCTCTTTTACTGGAGACATTAATATAAATGGTGCGAACCTAACAACTAAAGAAATGGCCAGAGAACTGGTAGATGAATTGAAATACGTAATTTCGGCAGGTGGATTAGCATGAGGAAATATATTCACATTTCTATATGGGAAGAACAAAATCCGAAAAGTTTCATCAAGTTGCCTGTATTACCTGAAACACTTCCAACTTCCGTTTCAGGTAAAGCAGAGGTTATTGACATTGTCGGAGTAGGTGAACGGGTCATTTTTGGTGGCAGCAAGTTAGATACGTTCACCTTAGAAGCATTCTTTCCTGCAAACTACGATGCCAGTTACGTCGCTGAATCAAAAGGGACGTATAAAACACCTTCAAAAAATATTCAGAAGCTTCGCCAATGGATTGATTTAGAAAAGCCGTTGCGTCTATACAGCAAAGAAGGCGATTTGAATCGAAGTGTGGTCATAACTAGTTTGGATTATGAAAATGAGCGGGCTGGAAATATTGGTGATGTTTTCTATTCTGCCGAATTCATGAATTACAAGGCGCCGCACACCCGGAGAGTCGCGTTGAAAAAGACGAGTGGCAATGGGGGCGTCAAAACGCCAGAAAAGAAACCGACAGCTGGTAAATTACCGACTACTTATACCGTGAAGAAAGGTGACTACTTAGGCAAAGTGGCGCTGTTTTTTTATGGAAAAGCGAACTACGCAAAACTCTACAACGCGAATAAGAAAAATATTGACGCAGCTAATAAAAAAGCGAAATCAAGAGATAAATACACAATCTATCCTGGTCAAAAATTAACAATACCAAAATAGGGGGCGGGTGGATGGCCTACACACGAAAGTATTCGACAACTGAGGAGCGTTTGAAGCCTACTCTCCAATTTTACTTGTACAACGATTCGTATCGATGGGAATTTACTTCGATGGTTCAATCTCACAGTTATGATGGTGACATTAATACTGCAAATGAATCTTTTGATATTTCCGTATGGAATCGTCAAGTGTCAACCGACCGACGGAATTTACCTTTTGAAGAAGGGTTAATGGTCAAAATTGTGCTGATGTACCAGCAAGAAAAAGGGAGACCTGACAAACCGAGAGAGTTATTTCGAGGCATTATTGTAAAACGTAGTTTAGATTCTGTTGGACAAGAAAGCATGAAGGTTGTCGATTACAATTGGTACCTTAATCAAAACGAAGTCACCAAATCATTTAAAAAACGACGCGGTGACCAAATCATTAAAGATCTTTGTAGTTTGGCGGATGTTCCTGTTGGATCAATCGCGAATACGGGATATGTATTTCCTGAATTAGAATTTATTGATAAAAGTATTTGGTCAATTATGCAGACCGTCTTATCAGAAACATACTTGCGCACAGGTAAGCGGTATATGGTGCGTTCTGAACAAGGTAAACTGGTTCTTCGTGAAATGGTAGTATCTTTGCAACGTACGATGATTGAACGCGGAGCAAATCTACTTTCGGCTAAACGAGATATTTCAATAGAAGATGTAAAGACACAAGTTGTGATGACTGGTGGAGAGAATCCTAAAAACCCTCGGCAATTTCGTTATGATGCGGCGTTAAAAAAGAAGTATGGCACGATGACCATCATCGAAAACGATCCAGACATAACCGGACCAGGTGGTTTAGGGACATTGGCCAACGCTCTGCTTGCTCGTTTGAAAAAACCATCAGACCAAATCAGCATTGAGGCGCTAGCTGACTACACCATTTCAGCAGGAACATTAATTGAAGTTTATGACGAATTCACTGGCGCTAATAATTATTACTATGTTACTTCTCACACTCATAGCGATGCGAATACAATGTCACTAGAATTATCGAAAAAAATTGAACAAGAATTAGTTCGGTATGAAGCTCCTGCTGAATATAATGACGGTAGTAAGGATAACAAAGACGGAGGCACAGTCGGAAAAGCGAGTGGGCTATCATATACTTCTGGCTATGTTGCGACTGCCTACGACCCTAAATTAGGTGGAATAAATGGCAACGGTGATTACTCGACAACGGCGAGTGGAACGAAGTGGACATACAATCGAACGATTGCAGTAGATCCAAACGTTATCCCTTACGGTTCCATTGTTCACATTTACGTTCCAGGGTTCCCGCAGTACTCTTCTGTATATTTAGCTGAAGACACAGGCGGAGCGATAAAAGGTAAGCGAGTAGACGTGTTAATTAAAGGAAAAAGCGCTACTGCAAAGTTCGGTCGAAGAAATGTGCAAATTGCCATTATTGAAAAAGGCAAAGGTCGAGCAGACGCGCGAACCAAAGCCAGTAAATGGAGCAGTCTGAAAAGTGGTTACTTAAAGAAAATAAATGTTACTTCAGGACAAAGGTTTCTACTAAGCGAGAACAAATCGTCAGTTTATCGAGAAGTTATAAAGGAAAACTAAAGTATAAATTTGGCGGAAAAAATATTGATAGTGGTTCTGGTGATTGTTCTGGATTTACTTACTTAATCTATAAAAAGAATGGCATCAATATTGGTCACGGCACCTCTTCGCAAGTAACGAAGGGCAAGAAGATTGCGAAATCAGCAGCGCTTCCAGGGGATTTGGTTTTCTTTAAAGGCACGTACCGAGCAGGTGTTTCGCATGTTGGCGTGGTGACTACGCCAGGAATGTGTGTATCCCTTGCGTCATCTGGTTGTTTAGAACACTCGTACACTTCTGGATACTGGGGTAAACACTACATGCAAATTAATCGTGTACTAGATACTTAAAATCACCTTTTCTTTAAAATGGTTTAAACGGGAGGTCAGCAAATGAATACCACGCGCGAAAAGGGAAATCCCATTGCCGACTTAGCTAGAGTCATGAAAGAAACTGGCTACAATAAAGATGTTATTCTTTCACGAGCGACCGTAATTGATGAGGCACCCTTAACAGTTAGGTTGGAGGGGAACAATCTTGAGACAAGTAATTTACAACCGATGGCACATCTGATGCCTCAGTATCACCGTTTTGATATGATTTTTGACGGTGATTTAGGTAGACAAGCAGGAACCATCATGATCGATAACGGTCTGGAGATGGGAGATCTAGTCTATGTCATTTACGATATGGAAAAAAATTCTTTGAAAGGCTTTATCATCGGAAAGGAGGAATAGTGTGGCACTCATACCCGAAAACGTCAGTATCATTGAAATAGACGCCGAATCCATAGAAACGTCCGAAGATGTCCGTACTGATGCAGCGGATTTTTTTATTGATTTCGTGCAAGGCGGATGACTTCTCAACGAATTACCGGCACTGACAAAGCAATACAGTGGCTAGGTATTGGTTGTAAGACAGAACGAGATCATTATCCGATTTACAGGGATTTTGGAACACCTTTCGAAAAACTCATTGCCGATAGTTTGCCGCGAGGAGTAATTGAAGGAGAGATTGTAAGGAATATTGAAGAATTAGGGACACAGCACGAGTTGATTCAGTCTTTAGAAGTGAGCGTTGATTTTAACGGTAGGCAAGCCTACGTCGGAATCCTCGTGAATGGCCAACAAGAAAGTGTGGTGGTTTCGTGAATTACGAAATGAACGATGAATTATCAGCTCAAATACTAACGAACCTTTTAGATAATACAGATCCTACGATTGATGTTAGAGAAGGTTCGCCTATGTACACATTACAAGCGCCAGTTGCCGATGAATTTTCTAACTTATATGCGGAATTTCAAGCTGTAAGAGATGAAACTTTTATTATTGATGAAGCTGGAGAAATTAGCATGTTCGGTAATCGATTAGATAAATGGGTAGCCATGTTTGGAATGGTTCGAAAAGCGGTGGGAAATCAACTGGAATCGTTAAGATTACGGCAGATGAAGACACCTTAGTGCCATCTGGAACTGAATTATACGCACCAGCTACATTTAACGTCTCATTTATCACTATTCAAGACGTCATTGCTACTGTCAGTGGTACAGACGTTGCTGTTGTAGCTGTTTTTGAAGGTGCAGATGGTAACGTGTCATCCAATTCTATTAGCGGTGTCGTAGGCAACCTAGAAGGTATTATAAGTGTAACTAATCCAATTGAAACAGTTAATGGATTTGACGAAGAATCAGACGAGGAACTAGGGTCTCGTTATATTAACTACATGAGAAGACCTGCAGCGTCAGGTAACGCAAATGACTACTATCAATGGGCCACATCAATAGCAGGAATTCAAGATGCTCTTGTCATCCCTGTGTGGAATGGTCCAGGGACCGTGAAGGTGAAATTGTTAAATAGTGAACACCGAGCGCCCTCGCAACTAAAGATTCAAGAAGTAGTCGATTACATTGAATTAAATCGTCCTATAGACGCCAACGCAATTACTGTAGAAGGTGCCGATGAAATTTTGATAAACGTCAGTGCCGACGTTACCGTTACAAGCGATATACAAGCCATTACAGACGATTTTAAATTAGTATTAACTCAGCATTTAAATGAATTAGATTTCGGCAAAGGTGATTTGCTACGCGTCACTCGTGTACAAAATATTCTTTTGGATACTGAAGGGGTTACTGATTTCACAAATTTCGCTATCAATACAGGAACATCTAATGTATCTATTCCTACTGGAGCAATTGCGGTATTAGGGACGGTTACACTTAACGAGGTGGTCTGATGTACGGATACACAGACATTCGTGAACGATTAGAGATGGCCATACCCAAATGGTGGCAAGATATTTTAGAAGCTCGATTCTTTCAAGAGACGAACGCATATGAATTAGAAACGATCTGGAGTGACTTTTATACTTTCCAAGATGGGCGATACGCCGATTTAGCCACAACACAGTTATGGAAGTGGGAAGTGTTACTCGGTTTAAAAGTAAGCGAATCCGGTCAAATAACATGGGACGTCAATGAAACTCATCTAGTTCAAGATATGGAAAACATGTCTTGGGATTTACTCGAGTTCGACTATTCAACGAGACGATCAGCAGTTCTATCGAGGTTACGTGGATTTGGCGCTATTACTAGAAGAAGTTTAGAAGAAATGGCGAAAGCTTATACTGGTGGAGCGGTGAATATTATTGAGTTCCCAGGAGAATATCGCGTCATCATTGAATTTACAGATACTATCGGCGTTCCAGCAGGCATTGAAAGATTAAAAGAGATTCTTAAAGAAGCAATGCCCGCGCATATCCAAGTTGAATTTGCATTCAAATATATCAAGTGGAATCAATTTGATGCTAAAAATTGGACTTTCGATATACTAGATGCGCAATTACTTACTTGGGATGAGTTCGATGCATTAGAACCAGAAGGAGGGTAAGTCATGCCAGAATATAGCACGAATTTAAATATTGAAAAGGCTCTGGGGACTGAAAACGTCAACAGAGCTTATTTTATGCGCGTGATTGATGACATTGATGAAAAAGTTGGAGTGGCTAACGGATTGGCTAAACTCGATGCAAATGGCAACGTGTTAAAAGCAGATGGTTCATTGGCGGGTGAAGTGACAAAAGCACAATTCGATCTTCATACGAATAAACCTGCTACGACATTACAAGTTGGACACGTTCAACTATCTGATGCGGTAACAAGTATCGATGTAACTAAAGCCGCAACTTCAAATGCTGTGAAAAAAGCATATGATCGGGCCGATGCGGCTTTTACGTCAGCCAGTAACGGCAAGGCGGCCGTCAAGCAAGCCGTTGCTGGCGTTGATCCGCGCGTAGTCATTCCAGCAGACCCAACGTTTGCACAGCTCGCTACAGCGGTCGGACAAATCGAAACGGGAGCGAGGTGGGCGAAAGGCAACGCGTCGGGCGGTGGCGACTCGATTACAGTGTCCGGTCTCAATTTCAAGCCGCGACTTATTTTTATCGGTCTCGTTGGGGCAGAAACTTCGGCGCTGTCTCACACGTTTTGGTCGTTTGACCTTGACCCGACTCGCGTCTATTTAGGTGGGTCAAACGAGTCTTACCTACTAAGCTCTCTTGGCAACTACGTAAATATAGGCGGATTTCGTCTGAAGCGGGCTTCTTTACTTAGTAACCCGGCATTTTGGATTGCATATGAATAAGGAGGAATTACCATGAAAATAGGTAGACGTATTTACTATGAAATTAGTACAGGCCGCATCCTGGTGGACACGGGTGAACGTGAAGGTAATGTTGTTAAAACTACTGTAGCGCAGGATATTGCTACTTACAATGAATTAAATAAACGCGTACGCTCGACTTTTGATTACATAGAGCTTGCTTTCGGGGCCTATGCACAAGACTTTCGTTTGGCGAAAAGTTATACAATAATTCCCTCAACAAAGAAACTCACATTCAATTACGCAGACCAGCCAGCTCCTGTTGCTCCTTCTGCCCCATTGTCAGAGACGGTAGAAGTTTTGTCGACTAAAGTTGAAACGCTCGAAGGAGAAAATGCCGAATTTATGATGCGTTTGGCTATGTTAGAACTGGCAGGTGATTCAAATGTATAATTCCATAAAACGCTATTATGACTCGAATCGATATGACAACGATGACGTGAAGATCTTCGTCAAAGCAAAATGGATTACAGCCGAACAATATCAAGAAATTACAGGAATCCCCTATCAAGCATAGTGGGATTCTTTTTATGTCTTTTTTCCAATAGAGGAGGAGTTAATAGATGTCATCACGCAAAACTGATTATCTTAATATGCATGATTGGGTGGGTACGGATCCATGGCGCCGATCTGAGATTAGCGAAAACTTTCAGAAGCTAGATAATAAAGCCAAAAAACTAGATGAATCCTCGGCTTCTGCAACTGCAATTTCGAGCCAGGCTAAAACAACAGCGGAAGGAATTGATGCAAAAGCGGAGTCAGCGCTAACTAATTCAGCAAACGCAGTCCAGAGCGCCACTTCAGCAAACCAGGTAGCAAATGCAGCTAATGCTAACGTAATTGAAGCAAAAGGGATATCGGATCAAGCACTGGCCGTTGCTCAAGACGCAAAGACGGTTTCAACAAGTGCGGAATCCACTTCTCAATCCGTACGAGGAGAATTAGACAGAGTCATTGCGGATGCTGGGGGCAACAATCCTGAGGTCGTAGCAGCACGTGGAAACGACGTTAATTTAGGGGCAAGGTTGAATGGTCTTGGTCAACAGTTGGCAGAAAAAATAGGGCAAGGAGTAAAAGCAGAGCCGGAAGATTTATCTGAAAACACGATTGCATTGTTAACTGGTCAAGGGTCGATTAACTTGTTGAGTATTCCGCAAGATGATTCAGTGACTCTCGATAAAATGGAGCCTTCTTTGAGAGTGGAATTAAGCGACTTCTTAGACACCATAACAAACGAAAATGCGCCTTGGGAGGTAGTATAAGATGGCTGATAAGATGATGAGAGTTGCTGGTCGTGATGGTAATGGGTTTGCTAAATCAATAAAGACAAATAATCAAGGCGAGCTAGTTGTGTCTGAAAAGAATTCCAGTTCGCCGCAATTGTTGGGTGATTTCTTAGAACCTTACGAAGATGGTTATGTAGGGAATGTGACTGTAAGTGGTCTAGGAGTGTACGGTAATATAGATTTAGAATCGACTGTTATTGATGTTAAAGCAGGTAAAGACGCTGTATATGTGGCAGACACTGCTAAGACTGTCAAAAAGTTCGGTAGTTCACTTGATAGCAATGTTCCTCTTTGGACATATGCGAATTTTATGGGTGAGTATTCGGACGTTACAATAACACGTATCATGGTAGACAAGAACGATGACGTTTTGATAATTGGTACTAATGGCGCGGGACATAGAATGATTGAAAAAGTATCCGGTATTACCGGGACGGTGATTTGGCAGACTAACTATAATCTTTCTAATTATGTGGAAATAGAAGATAGTTTTGTCGACAAAAATGGTGACATTTATTCAATTGGCAGCTCAGGTACGCTTGACGAAAACCGCGCGATGTTGTTAAGAAAACAAAGTGGCGTTGATGGGAATCTTATTTGGGAATTAAAACATGTTGTTCAAGGCGTGACAAATTCGTTTTATATGGCTATTGATAACGACGATGACCTATATGTTTCGCACGCATACGGCATTGTTAAATTTGATCAGAGTGCAGCTAATGCAACTACAAGCCCGAATGTGGTTTGGACGTACAACGTCACGCATCCAAACGCATACGGTAACAATCTCTATATCAGATTAACCAATGATGGCAGCATTTACAGGATTTCTCAAACTTACTCCGCGAATGGTAACAACAAGAGGGGTATCAAATCTCAAAACTGAATCAGCAACTAGCAGATACGACTTCTGCACCCACGGTGATATGGCAGAAGTATTATGAAGTCGACGGGATTTCAGCAAGGTTATTTTTGGATAGCAATGGTTCCATTTATACAAATGAAGGCAAACTAGATTCTGGTAAAAATGAGATTTGGGGCGGAAAAACACCGTTCGCAATTACCGATATCAGAGAAGACTTCTTGTATGGATTCAGTGCGGTTAACGGACATTACGGCAATACTATTTACAGGGTTTTGAAAACAGGAATAGATTTAATGCCGAAAACAGTAATGGGGGTAAAATAAAATGAAGTCACCTAATTTTAAAATAAACGGATTAATACAGAGGATATTTTGAACGTTAAAGTGGTAAATGAGCCACCAGTAACAGAGAAGATGAATTTACCAGATCCGATTCTTCCGCTAAATCTACCCGTTAACACAAAAGTACAAAATACAAATGGTGTATTAATTCGCCATCTTACAAAAGAGGGCGTACTCTATGGGGTAAGAGATGCAGATTCTAGAATATTTAAAAGTGTAGACTTTGGGGGGAATTGGATTCCCGTGTTATCAACTGCCAATCCAGAATTTGACCGAAGAGCGTCACATATTCATAAATTCGACAACGGAAAGCTGTTGGCAATTACTGATTTTGGAGGGCGTGTACACTTATCGGATATAAACGAAGAAAACTTTGAAATGAAATACGAATTTAATACAGCCGTAGCGAGTGTTTTCGGTGTTGACATTCATGGCGATACCGTTTTAGTTGCGGGGTACGGTGGTGGAGTCAATTACAATAAATGTTTCATGTCAAAAGATTGTGGAGAAACGTGGGAAATAATTTTGCAACATCCCGATCCGACAGTCAGCCACTTCCACGATATTAGATATGATCCATACGAGGGAATCATTTGGGCTTCTTCTGGCGATTATGGAGTGAATGATAATATTTTCTACAGCAATGACTTAGGAAATACTTGGCAAACAACGTATGGTCTACCTGATTTAAATGTCAGAATTACCGCTATTATTCCTTTGCCAAAATGTGTTCTATTTATTAGTGATACAAACGGCTCTATGTTTGTTTGGCGTTATGACAGGTTGCCGGGAGGAACGCAAGGGAATCAAGTTTTTCCTTATAAAGCTTGGTATAGCAAGCGTGGAATTGACTTAGATAAAAGTGATTTTGTTGGTTCTAAGCCAGCTATTTCCTATGGGGCAAATTCAAGTGCGTTTTTCGGGTGGCATTGCTACTCTCTAGGCTCAGATGTGATTCCAGCAAATGTATTCGCAACAAAAGACGGATATTCATTTACACCAATATGGCAATCTGACAATTTGATGAATGCGTATTCTGTAGATTATGTTGACGGGGGTTTAATGGGTGTATTCGGACCAACCAATAAAAATGAGTTGGTTGCCTTTTACACAGAAGCAAATAAAGACGACAAGACTCTTCTTCCTGAAAGATATGCAGTTAAATTGGAATTTCCGGGATGGGGACAATAACTCGTTGTAGAGACTAAAAGGGATGAAAATAAGACAATAAAAAAAGGAGGGGATTATATCCTCTCCTGAAATTTATTCTTTTAAAAACCAAAGTCGTAAAATCCTTGAGTACTACTAATTCCGTTTAAAGCTAAGATAAGTAAAACAATAAAGAGTAAGAACGGCGAATGTTTTTCCTTGTTTAAAATCGGAAATAAAACCAAAATCGGAATAAGGAACCATGAATAAATTGCGATTCTATCTGAAAATGACACAAATCCCAAAAGCAAAAAATAACAATTCAAAGCAGTGTATATTTTAATTATTTTTAAGTAAGTAAGCTTTAACGCACTTTCCAACTTTATTGTTTTATATAGTATCAAACCTAGGATTAAGAAAAAAGCACTGAAAGCATAAAATTTCAAATTATTAACTTCGCCGCCGTAATGTTCCAAGGCGGCGGAACTTGCGTATGACTGAATGAGAGTTATCGAATTGACAAAAGGAATTTGCATGATGAATTGATTAAATCCGCTGATAAAAAGTAAGCTAAAGAATGCCCAATAAACCAAAAGCGTTTTAATTTTAAAATTGAATTGCTTTAACGACAACAAAATGATAGTTGCTGGAATTACAGAAAGATGAAAAGATGCCGATAGAATTAAAGCAATATAGAAATACAAGTTACGACCTTTGCTGAGCCAAATGGAAATGGCTAATAGTAGAAGCATAATAGAAAAACCTTGTCGTGCCCCATTAAATATATAACCATAGAAAAAAGTAAAGTTAAGGTAGGCGAACAAAATGAACATCATCTGCCAAGGTGAAAAAATGTTTTTAATAGATTTTCCGAGTGTCAATATGTATATAAGTACGGTGATGATTATATAAATAGAAGGATTGCTGGTGAATCTTGATATAATCCACTGTGTGAACACGAATGACGGTTCCCAAATAGCAATTTTAAAAGTATCAACCAAAGACATTCCGGCTATTTTTTGAAAAAAGTTAACATAATTATTCATGTCTCCACCGTAGGTATGGAAATCTCTAGATGGAATAGCTAACAACAAAAGGACTGTGAATAGTATAAGAAAGGCTCTTGAAACATAGGAATTTTTCAATAGTGTATTCGGTTGACCTAACGAAGAAAGTAAAACCCACGAGGACATTGTATAGAAGAGTATCATATTTTCACCCACTTACATTTTTTATAAGGGTAACATTTATACGAAGAAACAACAATACACAAATATAGATGCCTTGTGGTTGGTACAAATTGTTGACTAAGCACACAATTTAAAAGCTTAAAGGATTCCCGTACTTCCCTGTCGAAGAAATAGACTGGGAAAGGGGAATTAGAATTGAAAGAATGCACAGTTGAGAACTGCAGCGAACCAATAAAGTTTAAAGGACTTTGCGCATATCATTATTACAGAAACCGGACAAATGGAGATGCACCGTTACATCCATCGAAACGACACAATGCGTTGCAAGTTTGCGAAGTCCTGGACTGTAATAATAGCGTTTTTGCTACACATCTTTGTGGAAAGCACAATCGGACTTTTTATCGTTGGAAAAAGAATGGTGAGATTTTTACGGTAGGTGAATTCGTAGCAAAATGGGCGAATAGAAGAATTAAGCTTTAAAGAGTGTCCAATCGGGCGCTCTTTTTTATATGTCAAAATTCAGATGAAAAAGGGGGAAGAGGATGCCAAGCGGAGGAGACGAGTTGGGGATGTTCCGAACAGTCGAACTGAACACGAAAGACATAGCAGTCATCAAACAAACACTGGAAGATCACGCAGAACAAATGGAAGAAATGAAGAATAACGCCATCAAGCTTGAAACGACAGTGACACTTGAAAACAGGGAAACGCGCGCTATCGTTACACAACAAGTGGACAAGCTATATGTTCTCGTGGAGAAAGCTATGGGATTTAGAACAGAAAGCGCGTCACAAGAACATGAACTGAAGATGTTGCGATGGAATACGATGTCTACTGTCTTTTTAAAGATAGCAGGTTCCTTAGCGGCGTTAGCCAGTTCAGGCGGCGTGATTTACTACTTAATCGTAGAAGCACCTAAATAAGAGGAGGAATTTGAAATGGCAGCAGTATTAATATTTGCAGCAATTCTCGCACCCATCATCACAGCACTGGTAGAAATGATTAAAAAGGCAGTGAATATACCCCTTAACTTTATTCCGGTCATCGCTTTACTAGTGGGACTACTAATTGGCTTTGCAGCTGCACCGTTCACGGACTTAGATTATGTTAATCGTTTCTGGGCTGGTGGACTTGCAGGGCTTGCCAGTGTAGGGCTATTCGAAGTAGTTAAACAGCGCGATGGACAGTCAAAAGAAGGGGGATTTTAAGATGACGAAAATTCACGATATTCGGAGCCAAACAAAACGAAGTAACGGCACTAGGTCAGAATCAGCTATCAGAAACATTGCGCGTCATCATTCAGCAACTACGGCTGGTGACTTCTTTGCATTCTGGAAAACGTGGAACGGTGTAAAGGGTGGGGAACAGGAGGCTATCATGAAATCATCTTACGTGATGGTTCTGTGCAGCTTTGCTACGATCCAATTGAAATTACGAATGGCGTGGCCAACCATAACACGAACATCTACCATATTTGCGTAGTTGGTAATGGTTCATTCACACCAGCGCAAGAAAAAGCATGGGATGAACGCTGCAGAATTGCACTGAAACGCTTCGGTCTTCCAGTGAGTGCTGTAAAGGGGCACAACGAATTTAGCGGCACGTCTACAGCGTGCCCTGGCATCAATATGAACACGGTACGAAAAGCTCTTTCTCAGGGACAGCCTGTACAGGTTTCATCCAAGGTAGAGAACAGAGATTACTTCTTAAATGGTGACACTGATCCAAGAATCAAAAATATTCAAGCTGATTTGGTAAAGGCCGGCTATAAATTAGTTGTAGACGGGATTTTTGGAGACGGCACTGAAGAAGTTGTTGAAGCATTCCAGCGAGCGAACAATCTTGATCCTGATGGAGTATGGGGCAAAGCTTCACAAGCAACGCTCAACGCGATACTAGACAAACAGAATAAGAAACCACCTGCAACAGTAGCTACACCAAAGCCAGAGGAGGCGGAAGAATTGGAACTGACAAAAAGACAGCGTGAAGAAATTGCAGCTACTTTCCAGAAGGCCAGAGAACGCGATGTGTTTTCTTCTGCAGCTCATGAAAAAGCGATACTCGATGGCAGCATGACGCAGAGTGAACTGTTGTATCTGAACAACCTGATTGCAGGCGCTGCGTTAATTGGCGGAGAGCGAATAAAGTAAGAACCGAATAAGAATAAAATAAGAGATGGATACTAAATAGTATTACTTCACAAAAGCCTAATGATTGCCGGGAGTCGGCCATTAGGCTTTTTTTAATTTGCATCGTAAAAAACTGTTAAAATGAAAATTCCCATGACTAATAAGTTATAATTAAGGAGATATAATTAAAGGAATTTAATATTTAATATAGTAAATTAGAATGCTTAATGAATATAATACTATTACTAAGTATTATTTAGGGTAGTAAGAAAAGGGGTATGAATATGGACATAGTATTTGGAATCCTGAAGTGGGGCATACCATCTATTTTAGTCGTTTTAAATTTACATCAGTATTTATATAATAAATATCCAAAATACTACTTCTTTTTAGTAAAGAAGTTTAAAAAATGGAGAGATACAAAATGGAAAGTTCATGCTAACTTTACGATATCAAAGGAAACTGATTTCTATAAAGCTCTTGAAAAGTCTATAGATGAGGTATTTAAAGAAAAGCATAAGACAATTAATTTAAGTAATAAAAAGCAATATACTTTTGGCGACTTTACTTTACTTGCCATATATGATCTCGATGTTTCTAGAAACAATAATGTAAAAGTAGATTTAAATTTTTTGCCAATGAATGTAACTTACAAAACAGCACGTCTTAGATTAGCTGATTTAAGACTTCTGTTTAACGAGTTAGAAAAACAATTAGAATATATTGAAAAAAATTATAATCTAGATATTAATTTTACAAACAATTTTAATCCGTTTTTCGGATTAATGATTCAGAGATTAGGCCAAAGCAATATTGAACATTTTGAATGTGTATTTGATTTAAACACCCTTAAAAATAACCATAACAATAACGCTCTTTCAAGAAATAAAAATAAATTGCGAATTTTTAAAAACAAAATCACCCTAAATGAGAGATCTTTTGATATTATAGAAGAAGTTTCCAAAGACATTTTAATGATAGGGTGATTTGATGATAACAAGTATTGGGATTTTTGATGTCGTAGAAGGAGTATATGAAGGTGAACTAAAAGTTGATCATCGTGAGAGTACACAGAGAATAAATCATTTCGATGAAAAAATTGAAACCTACGTAATGAAAAATGAAACTTCACCTTCTGGTTACACAAACTTTAGAATTATTAATGATGAAGTTTACAATCAAACAGTTCGCGTAAAAGGTGAAACAGTTGATCAGGTTATTAGAAAAGAGGTACATGAAGCATATTTCAAAAATAATCCAACAGACAATGTTGGCCATTTAATTACTCTTTGCCGAAAAGATGATTCGGAAAAAGTAAGGTTGAAATTTGAAGAGTTGTATGATTTGAAATTCCAGAGACATCAATTCGATATTTTAAATATAATTCGAGAAGCTACAGATGTTCGCAGCGCAAAGTTCGATGTATCAATCGAGACTGTTAGCGGAGTTACAATGAGAGGTACTGGTGTTCATAACACTCAATATTACGCAAGCATGATTAGTTCAGGAGAATTAAAAGCTGTCATAGTAAGTTTCGACATGCCGGAGCAATCTGTTACATTCAGGATTTCTGTTGATGGTTCTATTTTACTTTATAATCAGCTATCTGATTATCAAGTTTTAGATTTGGTTAGAGACTTATTAAACATTTCTATGGCATAAAATTAAAAATATTGTTTTCAGATTTTATTTGACTTTTAGAATGTAAACCAAAACCCTCAACCTTACGTGGATGAGGGTTTTTTATTTGCCTAAATAGGATTGTAAACCTAAAATCCGTGGTATCATAAGAACAATTGTTCTTATTTTAGGGGTGATCAGATGGAACTGGCAGGCGTATCAACCCGAACCATAGCGTGTATCGACATGAAAAGTTTCTATGCCAGTTGCGCTGCCGTCGAATTAGGACTGGATCCGATGAAAGCCTGTATCGCAGTAGTAGGCAATCAGGAACGAAAAGGAAGCGTGGTTTTAGCAGCTTCTCCCATGATGAAGAAACGATTCGGCATTAAGACCGGATCACGCCTATTTGAAATACCCGACCATCGGGACATCTTACTGGTTGAGCCAAAGATGAAAAGTTACTTACTAAAATCCATGCAAATCACAGATTTGTTATTAAGCTATGTACCAAAAGAAGCCATTCATGTGTACAGCGTAGATGAAAGCTTCGTCGATTTAACCGGAACAGAAAAGTTATGGGGACCACCTGCAGACACGATGCGGCGTATTCAGGATGAACTTCTTGAAAAGTTTAAGCTGCCTTCCACAGTCGGGATGGGACCCAATATGCTGATGGCGAAACTAGCGCTGGATATAGAGGCAAAGAAAACGGGTTTTGCAGAATGGACTTATGCAGATGTTCCCTTAAAATTATGGCCAGTCACGCCACTAAGTAAAATGTGGGGAATTGGATTCCGTACAGAAGCGACGCTGAACAGCATGGGTATCTATTTAGTTGGAGACTTGGCAAACAGTGACTTGGAATGGCTGGAAGAAAAGTTTGGTATTATGGGCCATCAATTGTAACCAACATGCGAACGGTATTGATCTATCCGAACTGGGGGCGCCTATCGTAGAAGGGCAAGTCAGTTATGGCAAAGGGCAGATATTATATCGGGACTATGTTGAAGAAAAGGAGATCATGACGATCATTTTGGAGATGTGTGAGATGTGGCCATGAGAAACAAGGGAGGCACGGGTGGCAGGCCGTACGATTCACTTAGGCGTTGGTTACAGCAAAACGGCATACGGGGGAGGTTTCTCGCGCTCGCATTCGGTGGACGAGGCTACCAATCAGACGATGAAAATATATGAAGTGTGTCAGGAATTATTTCGGGCATTTCATCAAGACAAACCAGTCCGTCAGATTTCGGTCTCCATCACCAATTTAGAAGAAGAATCATCGATGCAGCTCAGCCTATTGACGAACGAAAATTCGAACAGCGCAGATTAGATGCGGCCATGGATTCTATCCGGAAGAATATGGTTACTCGGCAATCTATCGGGGCATATCTGGAACAGCTGCAGGTACAGCCATAGCGAGAACCAAGTTACTGGGCGGCCATAATAAAGAATAGGATAGTAAGGTTGGCAAATATGTTATCACCTTTATATT